CATCATGTCCTTTGTGCCAAGGCCCAAGCAGCGGTAGGCAAGGCTGTGTAGCGTCCGAAACCACGGGAAGTCAGTGTCGGGCTTCAAGTGCGGGAACTTCGCGACGCCACGTTCCTTGGCCTCGTTTGCGGCCTTGCGCGTGAAAGCGAAGTAGCCAATGCTGGCAGGGGCGACACCGGACTCGAGTTCGAGTTCAACGATGCTCAGGAGGAAGGTTGTCTTGCCACTACCCGGGGGGCCGAAGACTTTGGTGATGTTCATACTTTTTCCTGAAAAACCGCCCGTTGCATTCTTTCACCAATCCAACGCACCACCGGCACTGCCCATGAGTTGCCCAGCGCCTTGTAGCGCGGGCCGTCAGCCGCAGACTTGCCGCGGTAGGTGATGAGCGTGTATCCGTCTGGGAACCCCTGCAGGCGCTCACACTCGACGGGCGTCAGGCGGCGCACTTGCATGGATTGTGCAACCGCCATCTGGCCACCGCCGTTTGCATGGCTTTCGGCGTGCCCCATTGCTCGCAGCGTAGGTGACAGGTCTGCGGTCGCATCGGCGCCGTAGTCTTTCGCACTGAACGCCACCGCTTGCGTGCTGCTGTCGGTGTCCAGCGGGCCCGTGCGATCTGCCCATGAATCTGGGTCTTGTCTGGCGTTAAAACCGATCACCGGCGTCTGTCCCTCGTCAAGCGTGCTGTTGATGCCTTTGTGCATGCGCGCCGTCAGGCAGTTGGCGACGGAGTAGGGTTGAGGGACGATCAACTCATCTCGACTGTCACCGCTTCTGGCTCCGTGACTTGGGCTACCGTTCGGAGCGCCTGCTCTAATGGTTGGGGCAACCGCTTCCCCCGCTTCTCTGCTCGGCGGAGTATCCCGGCGCAGGCTTTCGCGCTCAAAAAGAACCGCTGCGGGACTGAACCCGTTTCGAGCACTTGCGACAACGAACACACGGCGGCGGCGTTGGGCCACTCCGAAATATTGGGCGTCGAGGACTCGCCACGCGATTGCTCTTTGGGGTCCAAGCACAACACCAGCGTTTGTCCATCGACCCCTTGGCGCGACGAGCGGAGCATCTTCGCCGGCAAGTCCTGCAAGAAAGCATCCGAAGGCGTTGTCTTTGGTGTTGAGCACTCCGGGGACGTTTTCCCAGAAGATGATGGCAGGTTGATCGCCCCGTTCGCGTCGAACAGCGTCAATTGCATTTGAGACCTCACAGAAAGTAAGGGACAGATTTCCTCGGGCATCATCCAGCGAGCGCCGCATCCCGGCTACGCTGAACGCTTGACACGGCGTGCCGCCGCACAATAGATCCGGCGCGACGATTTCGCCGTTGCGAATGCGTTCAGGCAACGTCGTCATGTCGCCGAGGTTTGGGGTATCTGGGTAGTGATACGCCAGCACTGCACTCGGAAACGGCTCAATCTCAGAAAACCATGCAGCTTTCCAGCCGAGCCGATGCCAAGCGACTGACGCCGCCTCAATTCCACTACAAACGGATCCAAACGTGAGTTCTCTTATCCCCATCAAAACGGGCTCCCTTTCTTCTGTTCAGGCGACTCGAAAGGCGCGTCCTGTTTGGCAAACGCAGGCATGTGCCAGCAGCGCACCGTCCTGTTTTTGATGAAGAGGCTGATCGGCTCACCGCCCAGCTCACGCAGCCGCTGCGCGATCTTCGCAGTGGATAGGCCTTTGAAGTTGCTGCGAAGCAAGTGCGCTTCGAGGTCCTTGATCCGGAAATACACCTGCGCCTCTTCTTCGTTCACCCAAGGCCGGCCCATGAGCAACTCATCACGGTCCATGGCCTGTTGCCGGTGAGCGCAGAACTCTTCCAAGAGGTCGTTGAAGCGCCCAGTGAGGCTCGTATCCTCTGGGGCCTCGGTGATCTGCTCGCTCTCCACCATCTCGCGCAAGAGCGCATTCAGTGTGCCTTCCCAGTCTTGCTTACGGAGCGTGGGCGGCAGCACGTTGATCTTCTCCAAGCACGCCTTCTGGAATGCGGCTTGATTGAAGAGCGCCTCGGTATCGAGTTCGATGCGCTTGCCGTTGATGTCCAAAAACCAGAGCGGTGGCTCGCTGTTGTACTTGGAGAGCGATGACATCTGCGGGCTGTCGGGGCCGTCTGCGCCCACGCCGTATTTGCGCGTGCGGCACAGGCCGCTATTGCAAAACTGGTTGAGCGGCGCGTCCTTGCACTTGTACTTGTACTCTTTCTTGTGCAACTGCTTGATGATGGTCTGAAGCTCGTTGTTCGGGAGCGGTGGTGCAACGTACTTGAAGTTGTGCTCAGACAGTGCGTCGTCCCAGTTCACGGGATGCAGGCGCTTCAAGTAGATGCCGATGTTGAAGAGCGCGTTGTTCCGTGTTCCTTCAGGCACGCCCTGTGTGCAAAGCGTCTGAAGGCATGGCGGGCCGTCCTTGATCGGGTGATCGGGCTTCTTGGGTTCTTCGGGTGGCTCGTGGTCCGGGGGCCGTGACCACAGAGCATGTAGTTCATAGAACTCTTCGAGCGTAGCGGCGCTGCCATCATCGCGGATGGCGTAGCGCATGGTCTGGTCGCCGCCGAAGTAGGGCAGGTTCAGGAAGTTGCCCGTGTCACCGCGTTCGACCAGGATCTCGGCCTGCTTGGGGAAGATCTCGCGTCCTGCCTCACCGAGCACGGCTGCACAGGCCTTGAGGTAACGCTGCATGTTGGCAGCGGGCATGGGCTCGGTGGAGAAGCGAAAGACGTGCGCACCGCCGGACTTGCTGCGACAGACGACCAGCGGAAGCTCGAGCTTGCGAATCTTTTGCACCAGCCCTGCGTGGTCGAGCGGATACTGGTCGATGTCGATACAGCCCCAGATGCAGGAGTTGTCTGCGCGGATGGGGATGATGCCAAGAGAAGGCTCCACGCCTTCGAGGTGCTTGGCCCACAGGTCATCGGTCGGAGGCTTACGGACAACAACCGCCTTGCCTGCCTGCTTGCCGCTCTCTTTCGACGTCTCGATCTTGTACGTGCCATAGGCAACATCGAGGCCGCTGAAGATTGCTTTGAAACGGGTGATATCTGTCATTTCTTCTTTCTCGAAGGCAGGGCCTACCGGCGGATGCTTTCGGCCCTGTCAAATCAGAACGGAGCGTCGCTTGGGGCCCCCTCTGCGCCCTCATGCTTGACCTTCACGTCGCCGGAAAAGACCGACTGCGCAAAGGCCTTGCAGTTCTGATAGAGGCCTGCATTGTCCACCGGACCGAAACGCTCAACCTCCCAACCGTACCACTTGCCCTTGTCGTTGCTCTCGGCAACGGTCGTGAGCAGATAGATCTGGCTGTACATCGGAGGCGTGAAGAGGCCGTTCTTGCCCTGCATCTTCACTGATTGCATCATGCTGTTCCACTTGCGCGACTTCTTCAACTGCGTGGACTTCATGCTGATGAGCGCAGGGCTCGGCACGCCGTCTTCATCGACGATCATCACGTAGTGGTTGGCGGTGTTCTCGATGTAGTTGCCGTTGTCGAGGTAGTCCTTGTTGTCGCCCGGCTCGCGGTGCGTCTTCGACAGGATGTCGCTCGTGGCAGGATGGATGTGGATCGGAGCGCCAGTGCCTTGGCCACGCGGAGCCCATTCGATGTACTGCCGGACGTAGGCGCACGGGACAACATAGATGCCCTTCTTGCCGTCGTAGAGTTGCCCCGTGACGGTGTTGTAGATCATCCCCGGCATCGCGCCATCGACCTCTCCCACCTCAGGTGAGGTGTTCGTGAGCAGGCGCAGGAACGGCAGCGCGTAGTCGTCTTGCGTCATGCCGTCAAAACCAGCGCCTGCATCCTGCTCGAGGTCGCTGAGGATGGCGAGTTCGGTGCTCGCCGCTTTTACTGCAACGTCATTCTTAGCCATGGTTAATGGTCCTTGTTTCGTGGTTCGTGATTAAACAGACTTGATGACAGCTTTCTGGCCAATGAATACGCCAAAAAGCTCCGAATCGACGGGCTGCCCCTTCTCGATCCGTTCCTTCACCCAGGCCTTGAGGGTCTGGGGCTCAATCTTCTCCGTCTGCTCGGGCAAGAACCCTTGCGTGCGGAGAAGCTCCAGCAGACGAGAGCACAGCTCATCCTCTCGCCGGCCGAATCGGACACTGACGGTGTTCTTGATGATGTCGTCAAAGCCATGGTCCCGGAGCCATTTGAAGGCCTCGGCTTGGCGCGCTTTGGGAATGCTCGCACCGTAGAACGGTTTGACATCGATCATCGACCCGTCTTCCATGACAAACTTCTTCATGCCTGCGCTGGCCATGGCCTCGGGGATCGACACCTCAGTGAGGTTGCGGTACTGATCTTCCTTCTCTTTCAGGGATTTGCCAAGATCCTCGAGTTCCTTTTCGAGCAGCTTGGCGCGACGAGCAAGGCCCGCGATCCCAGTGACGTTTTCATCCGAAACCTTGAGGGCGTCGGCGTCGTTCTCAAACAGATTCGTAAGCGTCATCAGATTCTCCTTTCTTGAAAAGATCAACCTCGATTGGGATGTAGCGACGTTCGCGCTTGTCCCATTTGAGGCACTTAAAACGGCCGTGGTTACGGGCCGCAGCTACTGCGCAGCAAATGCCGATCGCAGAGGGGTCGCCGATGAGGAGCAGGTAGTCCTCATCGGAGAATTTTTCCAGCTTGCGCTGTACACGCCGCACCGTAGGCACGACGCTGAACGCGACTTGTGCGTTGGGTGGGAGGACGGTTTCGATCTTGCCGTAGTCCAAAGCCGACGCGATGTTATGCGTGGTGGTCTCGGATACGACGTAGACGGTAGGCACTGAATTTCTCCTTTCTCAAGTAGAGCGGCCAGTGTACACTACGTCGCACGGGACTTGTCAAGCCCCCCAACAGAAAGGAGATCCTCATGGACCATTTTCTCTCGACGTACCCGTTCAAGAACAAGCCCTACACTCATCAAGCGGCTTATCTCGAACGCTTTTGGAACACGCGCGTAGCGGCCCTCTTCGCGGAGATGGGCACGGGCAAGAGCTACATGCTCATCAACAACATCGCGATGCTCTACGACAAGGGCAAGATCAACGCCGCTTTGATCGTAGCGCCCAAGGGCGTGTACCGCAACTGGGTGAACATCGAACTGCCCAAGCACATGCCTG